ATTGTTGAAGAAACAAAGGTTGAAATGGCTGAATATTCTTTAATGGACGGAACTAAGGTTGAAATTACTGCCTTAGAAATTGGCGGTTCTGTAACTATGCCTGACGGTACACCTGCACCCGCAGGCGAACACGAATTGGCTGACGGGACAGAAATTCAGTTAGACGAAAACGGTATTATCATTGAAATTTCTTCAAAAGAAGAAGAAGTTGTGCCGGAAGTTGACACAGAAATTGAAGCTAAAAAAGAAGAAGACAAAAAGATTGCAGAAATGCAAGAACAATTTGAAGCACAGATTGCTGAATTAAAAGCAGCAAAAGAAGTTTCAGACGCAAAAGTATTGGAATTAGAAAATAAAGTTAAGCAAGGATTTGCACAAGTAGCTGAATTGATTGAAGCGCTTTCAAATACACCTGCGGCTGACCCAATTCAAAAACCAAATTCTTTTAATTCATTTGTGAAAACAAACGATATGAAAGAAGAAAGACTTGCAAAATATAGAAACGCAATTTTAAACACTAAAAATTAATAACAATGGCATTTGATGTATCAGCATTAGCCGCATATACTGAACAAAACGCAGCACTTTTAGTGACTTCTTCAGTATTAGGCGCAAAGACTGCAAACTTGATTAAGAGTGCAGGAAACGTTATGGTTGGCGTAAAAAGCGCAGAAACTATTAACATTATGGACACAGACGCAATCTTCCAATCAGGGGGTTCTTGCGGATTTACTGCGTCAGGTTCAACTACATTCACACAAAGAACTGTGACTGTTGGTAAAATTAAAGTAAACGAAGCATTATGTCCAAAAGACTTAGAAGCTAAGTATTTACAAAAAGCTTTACCTACCGGTTCAATGTATGATTCAATCCCTTTTGAGCAAGAATTCGCAGACAAGAAAGCGAAAACTATTGCTGCTCAATTAGAAACTGCAATTTGGCAAGGCGACACTTCAAGTGTTAACGTAAACTTGAACAAATTTGACGGTTTAGTAAAATTAATCGGCGCTGCTTCAGGTGTTGTTGCTGCTAACGCTTCAACTTACATTTCAGGCGCACCTTTAAGTTCAATTACTGCTGCTAACGTAATCAGCATTTTTGACGGTGTTTACCAAGCTATCCCTGCAAAAGTTGTTGCTGCTGACGATATGACTATCTTCTGCGGTCAAGACTTATTCAGAACTTACACAGTAGCTTTAAAGAATGCAAACAGTTTCCATTATTCAGTTGACGCGAAAGCTGACGGCGAATTCGTATTGCCGGGGACTATGATTAAGGTAATTGCAGTTGCAGGTTTAAACGGTACTAACAAAGTTTATGCTGCACGTTTAAGCAACTTATTTATCGGTACAGACTTATTGAACGAAGAAGAAAAATTTGAAATCTTCTACGCAAAAGAAGCTGACCAAGTACGTTTCGTTTCAGAATTCAAAATGGGTGTGAATATTGCATTCCCTGACGAAGTTGTGAAATTCGTATTGGCTTAATTATTCGGGGGTTGAAATATACCCCCACTTTTTTAAAATATTAAATTAATTAACAATGAGTTGTGCTTTAACACAAGGATACACTTTAGATTGTCGCGACAGTTTGGGCGGTATCGTTGAAGTTTATTTTACTGAAGCTGCAAACGTAACTTCTACAACCGAAGCAAGCGGTGTTATTACTGCTTTGACTAAGGCGACAGGGAAGCGTTTTTGGAAATATGCTTTAGTAAAAGATACTTCAATGTTCAACCAAACATTAAACGCTTCTGTTGCAAACGGAACTGTTTTCTACGCGCAAGAACTTCAGATTATCCTTAATAAAATGCAGACTAACACACGCAACGAATTGTTGTTGTTAGCGCAAAATTCTTTAGTTGCAGTTGCAAAAGATAGCAACGGGAATTATTGGTATTTAGGAAAAACACGCGGTATTGACTTAACTGCAAACGCAGCAAGTACAGGTACTGCACAGGGCGACAGAAACGGATTCACTTTAACTTTCACAGGTTCTGAACCTGCGTTAGCGCCAAGTGTTGCGTCAAACGTTGCTTCTGCTTTAGAAACCGCAGGATAGGTTTTGTTTTTCATAGGTTTATAGGTTTGCCGCCGTTCCTTAATTGGTTCGGCGGTTTTTTTGTCTAATATGCAACAAATTGCACTTTTAGCTATTTACTTATATGATTAGGTTAACCAAAGGTCAGACGCAAAATATTATTTTAACCTTAACTGAAAAACAGTTATTGACGAACCCGAATTATTTGTTTATCTTCACTAATAGAAGTGCAAACACAGAAATAAAGTTCGTAAAATTAAATGCAACTGACATAAGCCAATATAAAGACCGTTATAATGAATTTAGCATTGTAACGAACACTAATTTTGGGTCAGCGTTAAACGGTCAATATGATTATGAAATTTATGAGCAAACAAGTACGACAAACACCAACCCCGCAGGTTTAAATATGGTTGAATCAGGGATTATGGAGTTAGTCGGAACGCCTTTTGAATTTACAGAATATCAAACAACAGACACTTACACAATTAGACAATAATGGATTTACGCGTATTAACATTTGCAGAAGCACGCCAACCTGAATTCAAGGAAAAAAAGGGCGAAGGATATATTCAGTACGGCGACCGCAATGACTACCCAATTTATTTGGTTGAATTATTTAATAAGTCAGCCAAACATAACGCCATTGTAAAAAGCAAGGTGCATTATATAACCGGTAACGGTTGGAAGGGCAGCGAAAGCGCTGAAACCTTTATTAAAAAGGTTAACCGAATGGAATCTTTGGACGATTTAACGCGCAAAGTTTCATTGGATACCGAATTATTCGGCGGTTATTATTTAGAAATCATTTGGTCAGTTACAGGACAATTGGCTGAAGTATGGCATTTAGACTATACGAAGATTCGTACAAATAAAGATAATACGCAGTTTTGGTATAAAGAAGATTGGTCAGACAGAAACGAAAAACACAAAGTTTACGCTGCATTCAATCCAAACCACCCTGAAGGAAAACAAATTTTATACGTTAAGGAATACCGCCCAAATATGGGTATTTATAGTTTACCAACCTATTTTGGTGCGTTAAATTATATTGAATCAGACATTGAAATTTCTAAACACGTATTAGGCAACGCACAAACAGGATTCAGCGCAAGTAAATTAATTACTTTGCCTAACGGTGAACCTTCAGACGAAGAAAAACGCAATATTGAAAAACGCTTTACAAATAGATTCAGCGGTTCAGACGGTAAGAAGTTTATTTTAGCTTTCGTAAACGATAGCGCAAGAAAACCAATTATTGACGATTTGGGTGCTTCAGATATTACAAAAGAAGATTTTGGACGTGTTGACACATTAATACAAACTAACATATTTTCAGGACACCAAATTACAACGCCTTCAATATTCGGTATTGCAGAAGCGGGCAAATTAGGTTCACGTTCTGAAATGCGTGACGGTTACGAAATATTTAAAAATACTTACGTAAATAGTAAGCAAATGCACCTTGAAAGTGTATTTAATATGTTGGCTAAATACAGGGGTGTTTCTGAACCTGAATTAAAGATTATCCCAACAGAACCAATTGGTTTTGAATTCACGGAAAACTTATTAAAGGAAATTGCGCCGAAGGAATGGTTATTGGAAAAAGCGGGAATTGATATGACTAAATACGAAGCACCGGAAGATACAGTTCCTGTTGTACAGTCAGCACAATTTAAAGACGATTTTAGCGCCTTTTATGAGTTCGGCGAAGCAAAGGACAGTTTCAATGTTTGGAAGCAAAAAACACGCTTTAACGACGATTCGGAATACCAAATGTTTGCAGACGTTAGCCAATTACAGGCAAATGTATTGGATTTAATGGCAAAGGATAAAAGGATTACGGCTGAAGTATTGGCTGAAACACTTGACCAAAACGTTGACACAATCAATTTGGTTATTAGTGACTTAATTGACAAAGGATTTATTGAAGTTAACGAATACGCAATAGGCGAAGGAATTGACGAAAACATAATTACTGAACACATACTTACTGCGCCATTGGGCGACATATTAGTTAAAGTTCAACCGACAACAAAGGAGTTATTGATTCGCTATTCTTACGAATGGAAAACAGGTTTTTCAAATAAGGATAAAAAAACAAGCCGTCCGTTCTGTGTAGCTTTATTAGACGCGGGCAAAATGTATTCACGTTCTGAAATTGAGCAAATAAGCGCAAGACTTGGTTATTCCGTTTGGGATAGGGGTGGCGGTTGGTACACCGTGCCTGACACAAACACGCACGAACCAAGTTGTCGCCATCAATGGGTTTCAAATATTGTAACAAGAAAATAAAATGAGCAAAAACACATTATTCATATCAGTACAGTCAATTAAGGACAGAACAGGGTTACACGCAAACGTGGACGAAAAATTAGTTTTACCTGAAATTAAGACGGCGCAGGATATGTACATTTTGCCGGCTTTGGGTTCGGCTTTATACAACGAATTACAAACCGCAGTTGAAGCAAACAGTTTCACGAATTTACAGACGACATTATTAGACGATTACATTGTGGATTGTTTGATTTACTATGTAATGTCTGAATTGCCGCAAGGTTTATCATATCAGTTTTACAATAAGGGGTTAATTAGAAAAACAGGCGAAAATCAAGAAAGTCCTTCAATGCAGGATATGATTGACGTGGCTAACAGATACCGCGCACGTGCGGAGTTTTACAAACAAAGACTTATTAAATATTTAAAACAAAACAATGCATTATATCCAAACTATTTAAACTTTGGTTCGGGCATTGATTCAATCAAACCTGACAACGAAGGATATACTGTTTCAATGTGGTTGGGCGACAATGGTTGTTGCGGCGAAGATTTTGACGGGAAGTACAGGAAATCGTTTGAAGAACGTTATCAGGGTAATATCGGTTGTTGCTAAAATATGAGTAAACAAGTAAACATTAAAAACCAAAATAAGCTTAAAGTTTATTTGGCAAAAGAAAAAAAGAATGACAT